GCCACTTTATTTATGGCTGACTATTACGACTATGTAAACAAAGGTGTTAAAGGTATTGGAGGAAAGAGAAAGAGTGGTAGGTTAAAAGGTCAAGGCTGGGAGATTAAAGCTCCTAACAGTCCTTATAGTTTTAAGAAAGGTCCTAAAGTAAGTCATATTAGACAATGGGCTAAAAGTAAGGGATTAAATGAGTATGCTGTTAGAACGTCAATAGCACATAAAGGGACTAGCCCTAGATACTTTTTTGACAACTGTATGAAAGAGACTTTTTACGGCGAGACGTTTGATAAATTTAAAACAGATATTAGAGTAGTATCTGGTGAAAGAGTAGCAAAAGGATTAAAAGAAATATTAGAAAAATGAGTTTAGAAGTAAAATATTTACCGCAAGACTATAGAACGGTATACAACCCAGTAGAGATAGTTATGTTTGAGACTAGTGGAACTACTAGAGGTTATACTGGATTTGCGTATTTAATAGATGTTAAAATAGGTTTAACTACTATAGGTAGATTAAGAGTGCCACCTACTACAGGTGGTTTTGGTAGATTTGATTTATCTGGAATTATGAAGTCTTATATTTCTAGTGATAAAGGTTTATTAAATGGAACTAACATAGACTCTGTTTATGATAATACTAATAGCTATACAAACTTTACTTTACAATTTGGATGGGTGCATTATAATACAGGCTCAGCTACTACTAGCATACCTCAAACAGTTACACTACCAGACACTAGTACAACCTCATCACAAAACTTAATTGTCTTTAATGGTTCACTACCTAACTATAGAAGAGACGTTGTAAACTTCTACGACTGGCAGTCTACTGACTACTATTTAAAATATATTCCTAATATATACACTAATAAATTTTTAACTAACCAGCCTAGAGGTTCTGCCGGTAGTTCTAATAATTTAGAAGTTCAATATACAGACGAAGGTTATATATATCTATTAATGGATAATATTACTAATTTTGATATTATTAATCTAAAGACATATAGGTCTAATGGTAACTTAATAGATGATATAGATATAACAGTTCCAACTTTAACAAACGCTAAACACGTTAGAATTCCTTATGCTCCTAATAGTTTAAATTCTATTAATACTACTTATCTACCAGGCAGCCAGCCTATAGTCTCTACGTCAGCTTCTTATTATTCTATTCAGTTAGAAAAATCTAGTGTATTTAAGACTGAGCCAATGTACTATAATATAGCTACTGAATGTCGTTATGAAACTAGAAGACTAGAATTCTTAAATAGTCTAGGTGGTTTTGATTATTATAACTTTACTAAAGTATCTAAACACTCAGAAGAAATAGAAAGAAAGTTTTTTAAGACTAATCCTAATGATTTATCTGAGACTGGTGTTATTAATTACTCTATATCTAATAGACAAAAAGTACAGTATTATACCTCATCTAAAAACAAAATGAAGTTAAATTCTGACTATATGACTGTAGAGACTTATAATTGGTTATTAGAACTAATAGAAAGTCCTGAGATATATTTACTAGATAACTATACAACGCCGTCAGGAACTACAGAAATAAGACGTATTCCAGTACAAAATATAGAAGGAAACTGGGAGGAAAAAACTAATAGTAGTGATATGGTTTGCAGTTTAACACTAGACATTGAATTTGGAATTGATAATTATAGACAAACATTCTAAGAATGATTAAAGAAGAGTTATATATAAATGGCGAGAGTGTAGAGTTAATTAATTCGTTAAATCCTAATTTAACTTTTAATATTGCTGATATTGCTAAGCCAGATACTAGGAAAGCGGACCACTCTAAGACTATAGAGCTACCAGCTAGTAAAAAGATTAATAAAATATTTGAACACATCTTTGACTTAGATACTGATTTACAAACTTTCAACCCTAATCTAAAGACAGATGTTATATATTTAGTTAATGGTGAAATACAAATTGACGGCTATTTACAGTTAAAATCTGTAAAAGATAATGACGGTCATATAATATATAACTGTATTATAATAGGTAGAGTAGGTAACTTTATAGCTGACTTAGGTGCTGCTGAATTGACTGATTTAGATTTAAGTTCTTTGAATCATACTTGGAATAAAGCAAGCCAGTCAGCAACTTGGAATTATCCACTAACTACTGACTATGTCTATCCTATGATTAATTATAATACTAATTATGGTACTTTAGGAACAGGAACAGAAAATTGGCCAGTTACTACTTTATACCCAGCAGTAAAAGCTAAGAAATATTTAGATTTAATATTTGATTCTATTGGATATACATATACATCAACATTTTTAACTAGTAGCTTTTTTAACACTTTAATAATTCCCTTTAATGCTACTGAATTTAAATTAACTGAAACTGAAATATTAAGTAGATTATTTGAAGTAAACACTCCACAAATTACATCAACTACAAACACATTTGTTACGCCAGTATATCACGACTATGAAAATATAGCTACTGACTTTGACACTAATTTTATTAATTTTACTAATGAAGTTAACGACCCTTCAAACCTATATAATAATACTACTGGAGTTTATGAAATAACAGCGGGCAAGTCTGGTTATTATAATCTAAGTGCTATGCTTCAATTACAAGGCGTTTTTAATGCACCTACTGATTCACCTAGTTTTGCTGGTGGATGGAAGCTAAAATCTTCTATAGTAGGATATATAAAGTTAAATAAATATAACTCTAGTGGTGTTTTTGAAACTACTTTAGATTCTATAAATTATGGTGTTACTGATTTTGATGCAATAGCAGCAGTAGGCGGAACTATTACAACAGCGGCGAATCCAACAACACCATCAAGAGACTATTTTTATCATAGAGATTTTCAAGGATATATTTATAATTTAGGTAATCAGAATACAAATGATGTATGTAATAAGTTTTTTGTTAATGCTAATAATATATTTTTAAATGAAAATGAAACTGTTAAAGTCGAATTAACTTATAGTTTAGGCCATAATTTTAACACTGTTTTAAAACCTACTCAAGAAGACTGGAGGGCTGCTAATCTTTTAAGCACTAGTCAATCATCTACAGGGGTTTCTTATCAACTAAACATTTTAAGTGGATTTTTAAAAAATGAATCTGTCAATAGTAGTGTTTTAGAGAATAACACTATACCGATGAATAGTGTAATACCTAGAGACGTTAAACAAAAAGACTATATTATGTCTTTAGTTAAGATGTTTAATTTATATATACAGCCAGACTCTAACGATAATAAAAACTTAATAATAGAACCTAGAGAGGATTTTTATAGTAATGATATAATAGACTGGTCTACTAAAATAGATAAATCAAAGGACGTAGAATCCCTACCTATGGGAGCTTTAAACTCTAAAGAATATTTATACACTTATAAACAAGACAAAGACTACTATAATGAGTTATATTTTGACACTTGGGATGAGGTTTATGGTCAAGATGATTTTACGCTAGTAAATGAATTTTTACAAAAAACACATAAAACAGAAATAATATTTTCACCTACGCCTTCGGTAGGTCAAGACTGGTATGATAGAGTAATTCCAACTATAATAAAATATGATGAGTCTAGTGGTGTTCAAAGAATAGAAAGTAACATTAGGATTTTACAGTGGGGTGGTATGAAAGCAACAGGTCAACAGTGGATTCACGTAGACAACGCAAGTAATGAAACTTTTTATTCTACTTATCCTTATGCTGGTATGTATGATGACCCTTATTCACCTACTACGCTTTTAGAGTTTGGATTAACTAATGAAATATATTATTCTAATGTATTTGATAAAGTAGTGACATTTTCAGATAATACATTATTTAATAAATACTATGCTAAATTCTTACAAGAGATAACAGATGTTAATAGTAGAATAGTAAATGCTCATTTTTATTTAACGCCTTCAGATATTAAAAATTTAAGTTTTAGTAAACAATATTATTTTGAAGGTCAATATTTTAGACTTAATAAAGTAGAAAACTACAACCCTATAAACCCTATTACTAAATGTGAGTTTTTAAAGTTAAAGTTATCTAATGTATTTTCACCATCTACAGCAGTTTCTAGAGGTGGTACTGGTTTACTAGTAGGAACAAATAGAGCGCCGTTATTTTCTAATTCCAATTCAGCTTTAAGAAACTCTAATTCTATAGGTAATTTAAATCAAAGAACTGTAGGTTCTAATAACTATATTAGTAGAAGTGCAAGAGGTGTTAATGTAATAGGGGATTCTAATAGGATTTTATCAAACGCCTCTAATGTTGAAATAACAGGTTCTAATAATATTATAAACCCAGGTTGTGAAAATGTTAGATTAATTAATACAGATGGCCAAACTATTACAGGTTCTAATATAACTTATATTAATAATGAAATAACAGCAGGTACTGGTTCTACTAAAACTATCACATCATTTACAAAAGCTAATTTAAACGTACAACAATATTTTTGTGATGCTTCAGGTGGTAGCTTTACTGTAGATTTTTCACCTACTGTAAACATTACAATAGGGAAAATATGGACATTTAAAAAAGTTAATTCAGCAAACCAGGTTACGATAGACGCTTCTACTATTGGAGCTACTATAGATGGCTCAAATACTTATGTATTAAACTCACACTATAAATATGTGACTATTCAATATGATGGTCAAAACTTTTTAATAACATCAAACAATTAAGAAATGGCAGAAAAAATAGCTTTAGAATTAGACATTAATGCAAAAGGTGCTACTACCTCACTAGGTCAATTAGAGCAAGAGGCAGAAAGATTAAATGAAGAGCTAAGAAAAGTTCCTTTAGGCTCAAAGGCTTTTAACGATTTAAAGACAGAATTAGTAGGTGTTAATAAAGAAATTAAAAACACTGAGTTATCTATGGAGGCTTTAGATAATGAGCAAGTAGCTTCAGAGTTAGGTTCTGTTGCTGGTGCTGTTGGTGATGTATCTGCTGCTTTTGTTTTGTTAGGTGGTGGCGGTGGTGCTATTGAAGACACTGTTAAAAATATAGAAAAGGCTATTGGTATCTCTATGGCTTTTAAAGGTACTATAGAAGGTACTCAATCAGCTATGAAGTTATTTAACAACGTAGTTAAAAATTCAACTGTTTTACAAAAAGCAAATAATGCCACTACTGTAATAGCTGCTGGTATTATGAAACTATTTACAGGTTCTGTTAATACTACCTCAGTAGCTTTTAAAGGATTAAGAACCGCGATAGCTGCTACTGGCATTGGTTTGTTAGCGGTTGGGGTTGGTGCTTTAGTAGCAAACTTTGATAAAATAAAATCAGCACTTTCAGGGGTTTCAGATGCTGCAAATGACTTACAAAAAGCTACAGCTTTAAGAGTAGAGACAAATCAAAAAAACGTTGATTTACTAGACAATCAAACTAACATACTAAAATTACAAGGCAAGACAGAAAGGCAAATTCTTAAAATGAAAATTGATGCTCAAAAAGTTTTAATACAGGATTTGATTGAACAAATGAAAGCGCAAAAGATTATAAGTGATGAAAGGATTGAAGGCGAAAAAAGAAATCAAAAAATATTACAAAAGACTTTAGAATTAATTTTAATAGTTCCCAGAACATTAACAAAAATAATTAATTTAGCTGGTGAAGGTTTTATAGAATTAACTAATAAAATAACACAAAGCTCAATCGGTAAAAAACTATTAGGATTAGAACCTATAGAAATAAATTTAGACTTAGATAAAAAAGCAGATGAATTACTAGAAAAAGCAACAAAATTTATATTTGACCCAGAAGAGGCACAAAAAGAGGCAGACGAACAATTTAAAGTATTAGAAGAAAATTTATTAAAACAGAAAAATACTTTAGCCGGTTTTCAATTAGCCGTAATAAATATAGATAAAAAAGCTGCTGAAACTAAAAAAACAGCAGATGATAAAGCACAAGCTGAAGCGGATAAAAAAGCAGCAGAGGCTAGGGCTAAAACATTAGAGGAAAGAGCTAAGGAAGCACAAGACTTAGCAGACTTTTTACTAGCAAAAGAAGAGTTAGAAAATGAATATTTAGATAGTAAACTTAGTAAAGAACAACAAGAGATAAATGCTGTTACTGATAAATATTTTAATCTATTAGAGTTAGCTAGGATAAATGGTGAAGACACTGCTTTACTAGAAGAGGCCCAACAAAGTCAATTAAATGAGATTAGAAAGAAATATGCGGATGAGGAAATAGAAAGACAAAGAGCTATAGAAGATGCAAAGCTACAAACAGCAGCAGATACATTTGGCTCTTTAATTGCTTTAAATGAGTCTTTTTCTTCTAATGATGAGAAACTATCTAGAAGTGCTTTTGAAAGAAATAAAAAATTGCAAATAGGACAAGCCTTAATAACTACCTATCAAAGTGCAAATGCTGCTTTTGCTGCTGCCGCGTCTAATACAGTAGTAACAGCAGCTTTCCCAGCTTACCCAGGTATTATGGCTGGTTTAGCAGTTGCTGCTGGTTTGGCTAATGTAAATAAAATCAGAAAACAAAAATATCAAGGCGGTGGCGGTGGCGGTGGTGCTGCTCCTAGTGGTGGTGTAGGTGGTGTAGGTACTGCTCCTACAATTGCACCAGCTAACACTAGCACACTAGTACCACAAAACGACACTAGAGTATTCGTAACCGAAACAGATATTACAGCAACTCAAAACCAGGTAGCAGTAATACAAGGACAAGCAACTATAAGATAAAATAAATAATTATGAAAAATACAGAATTACTAGAATTAATAATAGATGAGGAAGATGAGTCTGGAGTGGATTACATTGCATTGGTAGACTCACCAGCAATAGAATCTGAATGGATGGCTTTTAAAAAACATCAGTTTGAAGAAACTTTTAATGACTATCCAGAGTCAGCATCTAACAACGCTAAGAAAGCAATTAAATACAAAGAAGAAAATAATATAGATTGCGGTACTAGAGTAGGTTGGACTAGAGCAAGACAATTAGCTAATAAAGAAAAGATTAGCTGGGAGACAATAGGTAGAATGGCTAGTTTTAAAAGACATCAACAAAATAAAGACGTTCCTTATAGTGAGGGTTGTGGTGGTATTATGTGGGATGCCTGGGGTGGTACTAGCGGTATTAACTGGGCTATTGAAAAAATGAAAACCAAAGATAAATATAGACAGGTTTTCAAAATAGAGAATGAAGAAAAGAGAATAGTTAGCGGCTATTTTATGAAAGCTGATTTGCCTATAATAAGACTAAATGAAGATAACGAAAAATATTATGTTGTATTTAGAAGAGATACTATAGAAAAGATAGTAAACAAATTCTTTAAGAATGGTCTTAATGCTAACGTAAATCTAATGCACGACAATAACCTACAGGCTAAAGGTGTTTATGTAATAGAGTCTTTGATAATAGATTCTAAGAGAGGTATAAAAGCTCCTAAAGGTTTTGAAGATGCGCCAGATGGTAGCTGGTGGGGTTCTATGAGAGTCGAAAACGATGAGATTTGGCAGATGGTCAAAGATGGTTCTTTCAAAGGTTTTAGTGTAGAAGGTATGTTTGGACAAGCTAAGTCTATTAAATATCCTGTAAGTCTTATTAATAAGATTAGAGAGGTAGTTAAAAAATACATACAAAAGAAAAAAGATAATTTTGTTAGTATGGTAATTAACAAAGATTTTGCTATAATAGACGATAGGCTAGCTTACGCTTCTAGAGATATGGCTTTAAAAGCTGCTAAAGATTTAGGAGTTGAAGGTATACACGAACACGAATATAATGATAAAGTTTGGTATATGATAGGTGAAACTCACGAAGCTAATATGTATAAAAAATGCCCTCCAGGATATGTAAAGAAAAATGGTAAATGTGTAAAGAAATATTAATTTAAAAATAGTTGGTAGTAAATTGTTTAACTATCAAATATTTGTTATATATAATAGTATATAAAAAAATTATTTTATTATGAGTGAATTAAAAGAATTATTTAACGATATTAAAAACGTATTCAAAAACGAAGGTATTGATATTGAAAATGACTCTCAAGAATTTGCAGAAACTACTCAAGAATTAACAGAAGAAACTAAAGAAGAGACTACTGAAGAAACAAAAGAAAAGTTTGAAGATGTAGTACTAGCTGATGGCACAGTCGCACAGGTTGAGCCAGATGTAACTTTAGGTGCTGCTGTTGTTGTTGAGGTTGATGGTGAGCTTTTACCAGCTCCAGATGGTGATCACGAACTTAGTGACGGTAGAAAAATTACTACTGAAGCTGGCGTAATCGTTGCTATTGAGGAAGCTGAAGAAGCACCAGAAGTTGAGGAAGAAGCAGAAGTTGAAGAGGAAGAAGAAATGTCAGCACCTTTGACAGAAGCTCAGGAAAGAGAAGCTAAAAAGATTATTGAGTCTGTTGTAACTGAAAGAGTATTTTCTATGGAAGCTACTATCAGTGAAGAAAACAACGAACTTAAAAAAGAGATTAAAACTCTTAAAGACTCTTTTGCTAAACTTTTAGAATTAACTGAAAAGCTAATTAATGAGCCTGTTGGAAATGCAGTCGTTAAAAGAAACTCAGCGTTCAAAGCGTTGAAAAAAGAAAATAAAAAAGATATAATAAGTATCTTAAAAAATAAAAATATAATTAACTAAAAATTAAAAATTATGAGTTTTGATGTAAGTGCGCTACCAGCGTATACGGAACAAAATGCAATGGACTTAATAATTAAGTCGGTTGCTGGTGGAAGATTAGCAAACTATGCTAACATCCAGGATGGTGTGAAAGGGCCAACTACGATAAATATCCTTTCTAGTGATGTTGTTTTTCAGGCTGATGGTTGTTCAAGAAGTGCAAGTGGTACTACTACTTTGTCTCAAAGAACTATTACTCCAGGTGCTGTAGCAATTCACGAAGATTTATGTATGACTGATTTAGCTGCTAAATATACGGCTACAATGTTAAAACAAGGTTTAACTGGTGAAAAAGAGGAAGTTCCTTTTGAAGAGTTATACTTTGCTGAAAAAGTTGCTAAGTTACAAAAAGCTATCGAAGTTGCTGACTGGCAAGGTGATACTGGTTCGGGTACTGCTAACTTATCTAAGTATGATGGATTAAATAAGATTATCGCTGCTGCTAGTGCAATTAACGGTAACCCTACTGGAATTACTACTGGTACTGGTATTACTTCTGGCAATGTTATTGGTGCTTTAACTGGGATGGCTGAATTAATGCCAGAAGACATTATGGACGCTGACGATTTAAAATTGTTTGTTGGAATGGACACTTTCTTAAAGTATCAAAAAGCTATTGCTGATGGTAACTATTTTCATTATGTAGTTGATGGTGAGTTTACTTCTGAGCTTCCTTTAATTGGATTCCCTAATGTAACTGTTTGCGCTACTCCAGGTCTTACTGGTTTAACTTTTGGTAACTGTTATTTAATGAGAGCATCTAATATTTATATTGGTGTTGATTTACCAGAGGAAGAGTCTAATGATGTTAGGTCTTGGTATGATGATAATGACAGAATTTATAAGGTGACTATGGCTTTCAGAAGAGGTGTAAATGTTGCATTTCCTGACCAGATTGTAGAATTCTTATTAGTATAATATTAATGGGGGATTAAGTTCCCCCTTTTAAATAATTGTTAGCTGAAATGCTAACTAATTCAAAATCAAATAGTTATGAGTTGTGTATTAGCAAGTGGAATGCCGAGAGACTGTAGTGATTCTTTAGGCGGTATTGAGGAAGTCTTAATATCGGAAAGAGATAATATTACTTCATTTACTTTAGCAAACCACGAAATAAGTGCTATTACTCAGGCGGGGGCAACTAATTTTTATCGTTATAATTTAAAGAAGGAATCTGGTTCTGTTACTTCTACAGCAACTGTAGACCAAACAGCGGGTACTTCTTTTTATGATAATGTTTTAGCGTTTACAATTAATAAATTGACAGCTACTAAAACAAACGAAATTAAGATGTTAATGCTTGCACGCTTGGCTGTAATAGTAAAAACAAATAATGGTACGTATTTAGCCCTTGGTTTTGACCAGTTCGCTGAAGGTAGTTCTTTAGTAGCGCAAACTGGACAGGCTTACGGTGACCCTAATCAATACCAAATCGAGTTAACTGATAAATCTCAGTTACCTTGTTATGAAGTTCAAGCCTCTGTTGTGGCTGGTTTAACGATTGCTTAATCGTTCTTTGTTGTATGAAAGAGGGGGTGTAATTCCCCCTTTTTTTTAAATTTGTAAATTATGTTAAAGAAATCTTATATAGGAAAAACGATTCACACTAAAGGCTTTAAGGTTTTAGTATGTGAAGAGAATATAGAATTATTGAAAAAGTTAGAAATAACTGAAGTATTTGCAGAAAAGAAAAAAGCAAAGAAAGATGTTAGTGATAAATAAGAACGCTACTACAAATATAATTACTACTTTGTGGGAGCTAACTACTTTAGAAGTTCCATATTATTTATTTGAGTTTGAGAGTGACCAAACTAAAAGGAAATATTATACAGTAATGACAGATTTAAGCACTAATAAAACTAGGTATAATGAATTCAATTTTATAGAAGGTAGTTTTGACCCTACTAGTGGAAGTCTAATTTTAGGTTCTGCTGGCTTTTATAAATACAAAGTTTACGAGCAATCAAACCCTTTTAATTTAACTCCAGACGGACTTAATGTAGTAGAGCAAGGTAAAATGAAATTAATAGATTCTACATACCAACCTACATTTAATCAACATACAGTTTCACCTACTACTAATGTAGTATATAATCCAGCGCAATGAGTATAAAACTAATACCTATAAATTTTGGCGGTTATGAATTACCTGAGTTTAAAGAATCTAAAAAAGG